TATTGCCGATGCAAGCTTGACGGCAGGTGATGCTCCCAGGCAGACGACTGTATCCAATTTGTTTGATGATGCGCTTAGTGGTGGAACATATACCGGACTAAACCTAACCGGAAATCTTACCTTTGGCACAGCCACTGGCAACCGAACCGTTTCAACCAGCGCAACGATTACTACTGGAACGATTCCTAATCTTACTTCCAGCACGGCAACCATCACGCTTGGAACGATTTCAACGCTTACGGCTGGGACAACAACCGGTACAGCAGGCATATTTACATCCGGAACGGTTGCCACACTTAACAGCACAACTGGAACGATTGGCAATCTGTCAACCACCCTTGCTGGTGATATGACAATCAGCCAAGGGACGGCAACGGCTGGAACAAGGGTTGCGGTTCTTAATACTGCCCAAGAATACACATCAGCCCATAATTTTAATGCAACAACACTTACAAGTGGAAATTCAATAGCTTGGGATTTGTCATCTAACCAAGTTGCGAGGCTTGTTCTATCAACAAATGGAACTATGGCTGATGCTTCAAATAAAGTTGATGGCTCGGTATATATTCTGCTTGTGACTCAAGGAACCGGATCAAATACTTTGGCGTGGAATGCAACGTACAAGTGGCCTGGAGGTACAGCACCAACATTGACTACTGGTTCTGCAAAGAGCGATATATTTACATTCATATCAAACGGAACCTCGCTATTTGGGGTTGCATCGCAGAATTACTCATAGGCGGATCGCATGGCTTGGCCAGTGTACCCGTTTGGAATGTTTGGACTTGGAAAATATTCTATTGAATATCTTGTAATTGCTGGTGGTGGAGGAGCCGGAAGCAATGGGGCTGGTGGAGGAGGTGCGGGTGGATATAGGTCTTCAGTAATTGGAGAGACATCTGGAAGCAATTCAAGCGCAGAGCAAATTTTAGATTTAATATCTGGAACATCTTATACGGTTACGATTGGTGCTGGAGGTTCTCCTGGTTTTTCTGGTAATGACTCAATATTTGGATCAGTAACATCATTTGGTGGTGGGTATGGGTCTGGAAGTGATACTGGCGGGACAGGTGGATCTGGCGGAGGCGGAGCAACAAGGATCGGTGTGCCTGGTTCAACTACCACTAAAGCAGGAGGATCAGGTGTTTCTGGACAAGGATTTTCTGGTGGCACTGCATTCAATTATGATAACTTAATGGCGATTGGAGGAGGAGGCGGCGGAGTCGGTGCGGTGGGTAGCAATACCTCTGGCGCAAATGGTGGCAATGGAGGAAATGGAATTGCATCAAGCATTAACGGGACATCAACAACAAGAGGTGGTGGTGGTGGCGGAGGAGCTCAATTTTATCCAGTAAGCCAAGGCGGGTGTGGATGCGGATCTCCAGGTAGCGGAGGCAGTGGAGGAGGCGGGAACGCGGCACCAATGACGGCTGGTGCAACAGGTGACAATGGAACAGTAAATACTGGAGGAGGAGCAGGGGCTGGCAGCGGAAGGGCATTCGAATCACCTGGATCTGGCGGCGGATCTGGTGGTTCTGGTGTTATTATTATTCGCTATTTAGGTAGTCAAAAAGGACAAGGAGGAACGGTTACATCATCTGGAGGATACACAATTCATACATTCACATCTTCCACAACATACGTTGCATAATTTATGGCTCATTTTGCAAAAATAAATCAAGATAATATTGTTGTAAGCGTCATTGTGGCTAATGATTTGTTTATTGAAACTCTTGAAGACAAAGATTTATATGTACAAACATCATACAATACGAGGGAAGGAATTCATTATGAATCAAATTCCTCAATCCAATCCAAAGATCAGTCAAAAGCATTAAGAAAAAATTTTGCAGGAATTGGATATTTTTATGATGAGTCAAGAGATGCGTTTATTCCGCCAAAAACATTTAACTCATGGATTCTTGATGATTTTTCATGCACATGGATTCCGCCAGTTCAATATCCAAATAACGGCAAATTATATATCTGGAATGAAGAGAAAATTAGTTGGGAGGAAATAAAATATGACCCTATCTGAAATAGCCCAATTCGCAGGTGAGAAAGTCGGCAAGACCGACTCCGACACCTTAACTTTCCTACAAAAAGCCGCAAGCTTGGCTTACCGTAGGGTATGGAACTTTGCACCCTGGCGCGAGAGCGTTACTAGCTCAACTTATTCGGTTGGAACCAATCGTACCATTACCCTTGGAACCAATGTAGAAACCCCGCTATCGGTTTCCTACGATCAATCTGAAGTAGACCCGATTGATTTGGCAACCATCATCAGCCAGGATGCGGATTTGCTTGAGGAGACCAGAACCGGAACTCCGGTGCTTTATCACTTTACAGGCAGAAACACCAGCGGAATTGCCCAGCTTGATCTTTATCCAAGGCTGTCCACGGCTGGGACGGAAACATTGCGTGTGGTTGAGAAGCTTAAATGTTTAACACGCACCAACATTGTAGTTGATTTCCCTCCAGCTACTAACGCCTTGGATGACGAGCTTCGCCTTCCACATGTTCACCATGTTGTGCTCGCACTTACCCATGCTGATGCGCTAGAGCGCGAGAGGCAGTATGCCAAGGCGCAATCAGTTGTGCAGGCCGCCAATGCAGACCTTGCTGCGATGGCCAGCTACGAACTCAGCCAGGTTGGAGGCGTGAAACAGATTACGCCAGTCAGCCTTGGCGATTTGATGACCGAAGAAATTACGGCTGCCTAACGTGGGATATTATAGCGACAACCTAGACGACCTGCTTGCCTTTGACGGCATCCGCAGTTTTGCGGGTGGTCAGGCCAGCGGTCTGCAATCAGACTTGTTGGCTGAGAACCAGGTTCGTGAATTGTCGAACATGACGCTATCCCCAAAGGGAAGTCTGGAGACTAGGCGCGGGGTAAGCAGTTTTTGCACCACTGCAACCAGTGCGGAAGGCTCGATTGGTGGAATGAGGTATTATGACACGGCTGCGACTGAACGACTTGTCACGGTAACGCAAGGTCGAGTTTATACGATTGATTCAACTGGATCTGCTGACATTCATCCGGCAGACGAAACATGGTCACAGGTCAATAGAACATGGGGATCTGAGGCACAGAATTGGGCTGACGGATTTTCAACCGCAATAGATGCTTCAGTCAAGATGGCGCAGTTTAACGACAAGATGTACATGGCTGATGGTGATGGAGACCTTTATTATTACGATGGAAATATTGTTACAAGACAAGCTGGAAAGGTTAGGGCAATCACGGTTACAACGGCTGGATCTGGATACACCAGCGCAACGGCTATTGTCACAGGACCGCAGTGGGGCGGCACATATCCTCAGTTAATCACAACCGTTGCAGGTGGTGCAGTAACCGGAGTAACCGTTGTCGATGGAGGATCTGGGTATAGTTCCGCGCCAACTGTAACAATCATTGGAGATGGCTCTGGAGCAACCGCCACGGCAACCGTAAGCCCACCTCCAAGCAATCTTAGGCTTTTAATCAATACTGGGAATAGGTTATTTGCAGTCGGATCTGGATCGCAAAGAAACACGCTTTACGCATCCGACATTCTGGATGCTTCGGTTTGGGATTCAGCCAACAGCGCGGTTATCAACGGGGATGACGGCGATGAGATTGTGGCTATTGTTGCCTACTACCAGAACCGAATCATCGTCTTCAAGAAACGGCGCATATTCCAGGTGACAATTCCGCCCGATATGACCACGGCTGCGGACTGGACGATTGAGCTTATATCAAACAACATTGGATGCGTGGCCGAGGCTACGGCTGTGCAGGTCAACTCCGACATCTTCTTCCTGTCCGATGATGGCATTAGGTCGCTGGTTAGGTCTGCCGCTGACGACTTCACCTCGGTTGGATTGCCAATTTCAGAGGTTGTTAAGGATGTGATTCAATCCATCAACACCGCCAAGATTGGTGTATGTACTGCCCATTTCTACGATAATCGGTATCTGCTTGCCTTTCCCAGCGAAGCTAATGACGTTAATGACACTATCCTTGTTTATAATGCCGTACTACAGGCTTTCGAAGGAACCTGGACTCCGAATGTCATGCAGTTTGCGTTGACCAACTTCCAAGATGAAGGCGTAAGGTTGATGCTGAAAACCACCACTGGTCAAATCAACAAGTACAGCGGATACAAAACACCGGCACAGGTAACAACCGCAGACTACCAGGATGCAGGAGTAAATTACGAGTCCTATGTCCGCACCAAGGACTTTAACTTTGGCGATCCTTTCTCGGCTAAGTATGGTAGTCACTTTGAGGTTATCTTTGACGACTCCTATTCAACCGATGCATCCATCTCAATCCAACGTGATATTGATGTTGGTGATATTGATGTCCAGCCAAACCTAAACATATCCAGCGCGGCATTGACCTTGCCATTTACTCTTCCAGCCGTCCTTCCCACATCAGTCAAGAAAAGGCTTGCCAGCGATCTTCGGACATACGAGAAGTGGAGGTTGCTTAACATTAAGATCACCAGCGCGGCCAATAAGATGGCTATCCGCCAAATCACGGCTGCTGCTAATCCTGACACCATTGAGGTACAAAAGAGCCTATGACCGCTATGGAATATGTGGAGGCATCCGGTGTTCCAGAATCTAGGTGGCCTAATTTTAAGGAATGGTTTTCATGGTATGAGAGAAATAATCTTGTTGGAGTAGTCAAAGATGGCGATGAGATTGTTGGAGTGGCTGTTGCTAGGGCAGTTGACGGATCGCAAGATGTTAAGCATTATGTACATAAGCCAGATGGAGATACTGCATTCGTGGACTTGACTGTGACATGTATTGATGGTAAACCTAATGCCCGTAGCCATTTGGCTATGAAACGCCTGCTGTCTATCCTTTGGGATGAACTTGGCCCCCGCAGGAGCCTAATATTCAACCGTAACGGAGTTAGGAAACAATACGATTATATGAAGTTTATGCGAAAGGCTATGGTTTAATATGGGCGGATCGCCTTCCATCCCAGCACCTCCTCCGCCTCCCGATCCTAATGCGGTGGCACAGGCCAACGCTGCTGCTTACAGGGAAAATGTTAATACTTATATTGCCAAAGCTCCAGAAATGGCCGCGCTTGAAAACAAACTTCGTATCCAATATATGCCCCAACAGCGTTCTTTGGAACGCCAGCTTTCGGCTCTTGACCAACAGGCGGCTGCTCTATCTAGCCTACAGATGGAGCGTCAATACGGCCCACAACGCACTCTAGAGGGATTACGCCGATCCTACGAGCAAAGCCCCCAGGCGTATGCTTTGAATCGTGGGTTAGGCCAACAGATGACCCAGCAGTTTGCTCGTCTTTACGGAACATCGCCCTATGGTGCGGTTGAGCCTAATGTTGCCTTTGCTCCTCGCGCTATGCCTCCGCAGGATATTTATGGGACGATTGGGACAAACATAAGCCAGCCAAAGCTGGAGGTTTAATATGGCATTGGGAAAAAAAGATAGCAGGCCAACAAGATATAGAGTCAATGAAGATGGAACAATTGACACACTTCAAGGATGGACGCAGACAATAAATAATAGTGTTGACCAAGCTGATTTTTCAAGGTCTGCCCAAAACTTTGATAATCAGTCATCACAATATCCATATACAGATTTTAATTCAGCACAACAATTAGCAAATAAAAAACTTGGAGAATCTGTTAAAAAATTAAGGGAAGAATACGATCAAAAGCTTTCAAAAGATATACAATATAAAGCCCTTGCTGAACAAATTGCATCTATTGCCGGAACATCGCAACCAGGACAAACCATAGCTCAACCCAATATGGCACAATCACCAGCAGTCATGGCATTGGGATCATCTGGCAATTTCGGAGCATCCGATCTTGCCAATAAATTAAACTACCAAGTATCAGATGCCCAAATCTTAAACGATTACAATACCAGCAAGCTTGGCAGTCTTAACTCCGTGGTTGATCGTGGCAACGCCCAGATCACGGGTATTCAAGAACGTCTTAATGCCGCGCAGACCTTGCTTGACCAACTTCCTTCAGGTGACGCTCGCCGTGCATCCAGCCAGGTTTATGTCAATCAGTTGAAGTCCGACCTAGCCAGCGTGCAGAGCGCGGTTACGGATGCGACACAGCAAATCAAGGATTTCAAACCCATTTCCGTTGGATCACCAGAAGCCGCCAGCCAGATCACTTCTTTCCGCGAATATCTCCAATTGCCAGAAGAGCGTGCAACCCAGCAGTTGCGCCAGATTGATCCGGAATCCTACAGAACTGCGGTTGGTCTTGGCCGTCAATATCGCCAGATGGCAACCCAGCCTCTTGGCGCAACCACCACCCAGCAAACAGAAGACCTTCGCAACACCATTGAACAGGAAGCATTGAATCAGCTTCGCCTTGGCTCGACCTTGGGAGCCGAGGAAAGGCGTGGATACGAACAGGCCATCCGTGGCGCACAGACTGCCCGTGGAAACATATTCGGTCTTGGACCGGCAGTGCAAGAAGCAGCACAGATTGGTGCCGCCGGTGAACAACGCAAGCTTGCGCGTTATGGGGCGGCGCAGCAGTTCCTTGGATCTGGCGAGACAACCGGAGCGGCAATGGCGAGGGATTTGGCATTGCGTGAAGGATTACAACAAAACAGACTTGGTGCTGCTGCCAACTTTATCGGTGGCGGACCTTCGCTGTACAACCTCGGCCAAGCACGCACTGGCGCACAGCAATCGGCGTTCCAGAACTATATCCAAGCCAACCAAGCATTGCCTGGTCAGTTTGGGCAGGCTCCGAGTACGGCACAGCCGTTTTACCAAGCGGTGGATCAAGGCATCCCTGTTAACCTTACCAATACGTTTGCGAATCTTTATGGGTCACAGGCTAATTATCTTTCTAGCACCTATGGCGCACAAGTTGGCGCAATTTCTAGGCAGCCGAGTGGTGCTGAACAATTTGGTCAGATTGCTACTGGCCTTGGCAACTTAATCAAGATATAAGGAGATTTATGGCAGTAATTGATGTACCAGAATTGATGAATATGTTTCGCCAAGATGAGTTGCAAAAACAGGCCGTAGCTGAGGCACAAAGGAAGCAAGCATTAGAAGAGCGTGCAATGGCATTGAAAGAACAGCCAGATGTTGACTTTAGTTTTGAAAAGGGTGGGCTGAAGGTAAAGGGGAAGCTGAAGGATCTACCAGCGTTAAGCCAAGATCCTGCATTTGCACCCTATCTTGCTGGTATTGGAAGCACGATTACAAATCAACAGTCCTTAGAAAACGAAGACATCAATGCTCAAAGAGAAGCAATCAATGAAAGATTGACAAAACTTTCCAAGGAAAAATTAAAGCAAGAACTCGAAATTGCAAAAGGAGATACTCGTACCGGTGCAATGGAGCTTGGTCTTGGTTTGGTGGGAATGAAAAAAAGATCCGATGTAATGAAAGAAATTGAGTCCGAGCGTGGAGTGCTTCAAGGAAGAATGGCAGAGCTTGGATTTAACAGACAGGCTGGACAGATGGAGACTCAAGCTCCAGAAATCGCTCCAGCAACCACAGAGCCTAGCGCGCCTGCTATTACCGCACCAGCAATGGAGCAACAACCAGCCCAACCACAAGCACCAAAGAATTTCAATAGTCTTCAAGAAGCAAAAGCATCAGGCGTGAAACCTGGTGAACTTATTTATATCAACGGAAAGCCAGGGCGACTGCAAGCGAGGCAGTAAGCAATGGCTATAAAGCCAGAGCTTGAGTTCGTTCCAGAGCAGGAACAAGATTTAGAGTTTGCTCCACTTTCTCAGGAAGAAGCTGGCAACTTAACCAAGGCTGATTATTTGGCATCTGGTGGAAAGCCAGAGGATGTTATCTCTCCAGAACGCAAGGCGATTCTTGACCAAGAAATACAACGTCAACTACAAGCAGGTGCAACTCCACAGCAGGCATCCATTGAGGCTGGTAAGGCTGTGGATGCAATGGGTACGATCCGCAGGCCAGACGGCACGATAGCCGAAGGATACAAACCAACAGCGCAGGCGTTAGCTGAAGGCATTATTGAAACGCCTGCAATTCCAGCGGTCAAGGAAGCGCAGAGGTTGGGCATCGAAACAGTATCGTCTGGAACTGATAAGGCTACTGGAGTTGGATTTGCAATTGGCAGAAACAAGGACGGCAAGGTGGTGCGCTTTGAGGCTGACAAGGATGGCAATGTTGACTCCTTTGAACTTGAGCCGGAAGAACCCAGTAGGTTAGGTGCGATTGCACGCACTGTTGCAAGCCAAATATTACCCGCAACCACTGGTGCTGTAGCCGCTGAAACCGCTGCCGCCCTAACTCCTGGTGGCATTCTTCCTAAGTTGGCTACTGGTGCTATTGCTGGTATCGGTGGATTCATTGCAGGCCAGAAGGGTCAAGAGGCTGCTGGCAAAGCATTGCTTGGTCCAGAACGTATGGCTCGCATCAGCGAAGTGTTACAGCGCGATGTTGAAAAGTATCCAATAACCACAACGGCTGCATCTATTCTCACGCCTACTGGCGGAGGGTTGGTTGGATTGGCAAGAGGAGTTGCTGAAGGATTTGCTGGTAAGGCCGCACCAGCAGCAAGGGCTGTTGCTCCTTCCATTGAAAGTATTACTGAATCTGCAAAATACATACAAGGGTTAAAACAAGCTCCAAAGGCAGTTGAGGCTATTGCGCCCAAGGCAGAACAAGCAGTAGCAAAGGCAGGCGTTGCTCCAGTTGAATTGCCAATTGAATTGCCTGCCACGCCAAAGGGAATTGGATATAGACAAGCTGGGGTAAAGATGGTGAAAGATCCATTCCTTGACAGAGGTGTGCGTGAACAGCTTGCAAAGAGTGAAGATATAAAGTACGCAAAGTTTGGTCAGAAGGCACTGCAAGATGCCCTAGCAAACGAGTCGGATGATGTTGTAAGGGGAGTTTTTGAAAGCGGAACTGCTCCACAAAAAGTAGTTGCCAATGCAGAAC